TGAAGGGGTTACTAATGAAACTGTCTCACCATAAATTTCATGAAGTTTTTCGATGTCTTTCATTATTTTTATTTTAATATAGTACTATAGGATTAAAACTAAAATCTCCTCTAGAAAAAAGGATCCCAAAAGGGATCCTTACTAACTAATCAAAATGATCGAAATATATAAGAATTAAATCCGCTGAAGTTTATCAACTGAAAATTCAATTGCCTCGATAGAATTACCAGAATCCCCACGATTAAATTCAGAAGGCGTTATTTTACATGGCCATATCCCTTCAGCTACCCAGGTATTTAAAACTGTTACACCGTCTTCTGCTAATTCAGTTACGGTAATAGTTTTCTTATAAATATCAGGAGTAGCACCACCCCCAATAGTAGAACTTTGACAAGTATCATGCCATGACCACATATAATTATCACCTTGCCTTGAGGACATTAGTTTTTCTGCCTTAATATTGGCATACTCTACTTTACCAGCAGTTTTTATATTATGGTTAGTATCACCATGTTCATCCTGAGTTATAGTACTCTCAGGCATATCAACCTTCTGAAACAGGAAGGGGTTAATTGGGTCAGGTGTTATCTGAATAGACCAATTGAATTTTTTTCTTGGGTTAGCAAACTTTGCCATAGTATTAAAATTTTAAGATTTAACTTATGAAATGAAAACACCTTCTCCCTGAACGAGCATAAGGTTAAATGTAAGTTCCTGCATAGATGGGATCGGCCATAATTTCAAATTGATTTTATATTTACCATTCTGAACATCAACTGCATTATTAACCTGAAGTTCATCAATTGTATTGGCATCCTGATCCCCATAATATTCATATTTATAAATAGCACGAAAATCAGGTGATGCCCAATTGTCTAATAAAGGTTTCAAGTGGTAATAAATTTTCTTAAAAGTAATTGGATCATTAGGTTCTTCCAGATATTGTTCCAAGATGGGTTTCATGGTTCTTTTAGCGTAAATAGTAAAAAATACAACGCTTAAGAATTTCATTTGATCACTAGCATATTGTCCCGAGAAATTTCCACTTAATTGGGTGATACCATTTTTAACAACCAACATATTGATTTGGCCATTAGCCAATTCATTTAAATCTGAAAATGAAGCAGGAGTACCAAAATTAGTTACTACCCCAAGAGTATCAGGAACCTGACCCCTATTCCAACCAGCCAATGAATACCAAGGGCCAAAATTATTGTGAACATAAGCAGCTATACCCAGAACATCACCCATTTCAGAAATGGCTTTTTCAATTAGAGTCCTTTCCTGACGAGCCCTTATTCCACCTGCAAAAACTGCCCAATAAGGGGAATTGTTTCCCACTGCTACCCTTTCTGCCAGAATCGTAGCCTTAGTAATTAGTGTATTTGCAAGATGAGCAAAGAATACCAAATCACCTCTACTAGCTGCATAAGTAGCTCCAGCTTGGTTAATAGCAGTAGTACTCATCTCGGGTATTGCAAGAATTAAACAATCATCTATATTATTAAACTTTGTTAAAGCCGAAGTATAATCTCCTGCAGCATGACCCGATGGGTTAACACCTCCCGAAAAATTTACTGCCGCCAATACAACAGGTCTCATAAGAACTCCCGCAGTAGTATCAAGATAGGTAAAATCCATTAATCGAGACATAGATTTTACTTCATCTAATACTGTTTGTAATGAAGCAATCCCATCAACAAATTTTCCAAGGTTAAGATATGTTTCATTTAGGTCAGGTTCCAAATCATGAGTAATATTCATATTCCAGTAATTAGTTGTATCCCCATTAGAAGGATCAGTAATCTGGATTTTTATATTATTATAATCTGCCCCATGATATTTAGGTTGAGCAGTAAATAGGCCTACTGGAGAACCATCTGCATTATTAATGGTTTTAGCAGTAGCCTTAACTGCACCTACACTAACGGCATTAAGTCTACAAACTCTTAATCTTGCTCCCCTAGCCATAGCTCTTTTACACAGAAAGGGAAAATCAGATGTAGTATCTATTAACCCCCCATACAGTCTTTCAAATTGTCCCCAACTATTTAAAATAGTTAATTCAGGTTGTTCTATAGGACCCCTTTTTGTAATCCCTATCACACCAAAAATAGCTGGCTGTGGATCAGATATTCCAGGAGTAAAATTCTTTACATTAAACTGGACTTTCGCAGTGTTGGGCATAATATTATGATTTTTAAGTTCGAGTTATATAATAAGAATATTTTAGTATTGTTCTTTAAAGAACCTCAAGTTTTTTATTTTAAAAATCCATTAACAACGGTTCTCCCATAGGAAACTCCTTTTGGTGTATAATTAACCTCAATACTTTCCACTGCAGTTTCTCCCCAGGTACCATCCATATATTTCATAAGACTTGGGAATAGATTAATTTTAGTAATTTTTGAAACAGCCTCGGTAATTATTCTATCTTCAGTATCCCAGCAATCGGAAACTTGATAAGCATAAACTTTTTCTATTATACCTGCATCAAGATCATCTATATGAAAAAAGTTTAAATATCGACAAAAGAAAGTATCCCCCGATCCCGTATAAAAAGGTACATAACCTCTCCTTTGAATTGCAAGAGCTACTAAAGCATTGAGTATTCTTTCTTGTTCAACATCTTCACTTACCAAATGAACATTAATAAAAAAATCTACTGTCTGGGGTGGTGTAACTAGAGCTTGAAAAAAATTACCCTGGTCTAAAAAATACCTTTGAGGGTCTCCCCCTAATGCGCCTGGTAAAAAATTACCAGTATTAATAATACACCGTGGAATTTTTTTAACTCCCTTAGCCTTATTAGACCCCTCATTATATAATTCAATAGCAAAACCCTTTTGAGTTACTATGTTAGATATTGCCAAATTATAATCACCATGGCCAACTTGAGTATCTGGGTATAATAAAATATTTGGTAAATAACCTTTACTCACCAACTCTTTTCTTAAAACCTCAAATAGGCTACGTTCAATTATCTCCTGTACATTTGATAAAGCAATAGTTGACATGTTAATGAAATCTTTTTATTACCCTTATCCCATTAGTTAAAAATTTTAATCTAATAGCATTCTCAATAAACTCAGCAATCCCTTTTTTACCACCCATTGTTTTTCTAAAGGTATCACTAAATACAGGTCTAGGTGGTACATAAACCCCCTTAGTTGCAAAACCATGTTCAATGGCATTAGCATATTCATCTACTCCCAATTCATTACTTTCTCCCGAGTAATAAGAAGGTCTTTTTAAACCTTTAGGAATCCCAACCATAAACCTAGTTTGTTCTGCATTAGTCATTACCTCGATGGAATTCATCATAGTACCACTCCAGGCAAACATTTTAAGTGTTCCAGAATATTTTGCCTTTTTATAAATATACTCATCACTTAAAGGTTCATAACCAAATCTCCTACCTTCCTCTCTCATGTTTTGAATAACTGCATCTTTATAGGCTTCTGCAAAATTTCGTTGTCCTTCTCTGGCGGCCATAGCCAATAGAATATCACCCCTATTCATTAATGTACTAAATTTAATCCAATCCCCATCATACCTAACTTGTACATCATGAGAACCAAATTTTCTTAAACCAGTTTGTCCTGTTTCAAATAAAGGCATTTTAATATTTGTTAGAACCTGTAACAGTTTCCATCCTTTTTAAAATGATTCCTATTAGTAATGGATTATCTTTAGCTTGAGACATTGGTGTTTCCCCAGAGGCTCTTAATTTTTGACCCTGATGTATGAAATAATCAACCCCAGGATCAAAATTAAAATTACCATTACTGTTTATATAACCCAAACCATGTAAATAGTTTTTATTAAAAATAACCAAAACACTTTCCTTATCAATAGTACCAGACTCAGTTTCCTTAGTCATTGGCCAAGAACGATAAACATTATAACTAATAAGACCTTTTAAATCAATACTAATTGATTTTTCTAAAGTCTTATTATCCTCTCCCCATCTTTGTAAACCATAAGTATGTCTTACCCAGGTTATTATATCTTGATTAAAAAAATTATGGGCATTATTTATAATGTTAGCATAAGCTGCCCATTGCTGATCACTTATTCCTTGCATATTTTTATTTCATCTTCGATTTTGGCACAAAAAATATTTCTTCGTAAAGACTTAATACCTTTTATTGTAGATTGTTTTGTTTTATATGTCTCACTCACAATTACTTGCCCATTAGGCATTTTTAACTCAAAATAAAATTGAGTATTATCGAATTTATATATTTCAAATTTTATCATAATAATTCATATAGTAATATCACCTTGACTTACCACTGTTGTTTCTTCAGTAGGATAAAGTTTAAAATCCTCATTAGTATAAAATCTAAAAGGAATATTAACGGCATATTTACACATAGGAAGTTTTACTTTTAAAAATTGAGCCAATCCACATATGTCTGAGCTTAATGTATCCAATGCACTACCTTGTGGTCCCGCCTTCATAAGTTGTTCTAATATTTGACCTGTTGAGAAAAATTCTACATTAGCCGGTCCTGTTTCAATTTTAGAAATAGGTCCACCTTGACCCGATTCTTGAGTATAATCTCCCCCAAAGAAATGTAAAAGACTTCCCTTAGCGGCTAACATTAAAGCATCATAAGCCACTAATTTTGCTATTAAGGCATTCTGCATTACTGTCCAGGAAGAATCTATATTGATATTACCTTCAACTACACCAAAAGCCCCCATTAAAAATCTTTTCCAATAGGTAATTCTTTGAACTCTATAATTTTCAGTTAAGGTTATATTAGCGGGTAATTCCGTTGCAAGATAAGCCTCAATAGTTTCGCTAAAAGGTATATAAGATTTTAAAAGAATATTTCCCTGTATTAAAGGAATTTTAGAACTATCCAATTTAGTCTCCTCAATCCTATACTCATATTTACCCTCAATAACTAAATCAGTAGATAAAAAATTAAATACAACCTTACCCGTTAATAAAGTTATTGCACCACTTATTTCTAAAGGGGTACTAGTAAGATATAAATACAATTTAACAGTACTTCCTGTCATATTATAAATAGTATCATCATCATTAGTAAACCCAAACATTTTACTTTGGTTTTTACCTAGATATAATGGGAAATCGATTTCTCTTATCATTCTATTATAGCTTTTAAATCATCTTGTATTGAAACTTTAATTCTGGGGTCATTTTGTATTGAAGCTTTTATATTTTCTAAATTTGCATTACCCTTAAAAATTCCTACCAATAAAGATCTATCTCTTATTAAACCTTTTAAGGTTGCATAACCTAAAATTTGAGTTTTTAAAGCAGAAGGAGGGATATATTCATGTAAGTTTCCTTGAACAATAGTTTCACCATTTATTAAACCAGATAATTTACCTTTAGCTATTAAGGTAACAATTAGGAGAGTTTCAGTATTAATCTGGGATATTAATTTGGCTTTACCCTTTAATATAACAAAACTAGTATTGATACCATTTGATTGCCCAAATAATTTACCTTTAGCTAAAACAATACCTGCATTAGAAGATACCCCATTAATCTGACCAATTAATTCTCCTTTACCTTTAAGATTACCTACATTACTTCCTATTCCGGTAGTAAGACCATAAATATTAACCCTAATTCTTAATCCCCCAATATTAGAAGCAATCCCATTAATTTGTCCCGAAATATTAATCCTAATTCTAGCTCCACCTAAATTAGAAGCAATACCACTAGTTTGGCCTATTAGTTTTCCTTTTGCAAGAAGGTTTGCAATATTAGAAGATACCCCATTAATCTGACCAAATATTAATCCACTCGTTTTAACTTGAATATTGCCCGTGTTAGAACCAATCCCATTAGTAGAACCTATTAGTTTTCCTTTTGCAAGAAGGTTTGCAATATTAGAACCAATCCCATTAGTAGAACCTATTAGTTTTCCTTTTGCAAGAAGGTTTGCAATATTAGAACCAATCCCATTAGTAGAACCTATTAGTTTTCCTTTTGCAAGAAGATTTGCAATATTAGAAC